CCTTATCTAACCCTCAGGGTCTATTCCTATAGTGGCGGGTAATTAGCGGCCATCTAGTGGCGGGCAATCATTTTTTACGGTCAAGTGCTTTCCGTTGGTCATCCGTAATGAAGCAACCTGGAGGCCATAGGGCCACGCTAATTATGAAGTCCGTCTCTCCTTCAACATGAAAGACGAAGGACTTCTGTTCGTCTTCGACCTTCCAGACTATACACTTTTCGTCGACGCCTATCCGCACGATCGGTTCACCTAGCGCCCGCGTCAATGCGGTTTCAATCCATCGGTCTGGAAGCGGCGGCTTGGGATTTTTTCCAAATGATCGCAAAGTTCCGGTGTCGAAACTAACCGAGTCAACCTTCCCTTTTACCTTTCCTCGGTCATGCTCGAAACGCATCCATCTGAAAATATCTGATGAAGGATCTAGGAGAATAGATGAACTAGACTTGCTTTGGTTTTCGTACGGGTATGCCTCAGCGATTTTCTCGATTGGATCGCCAAGTTTTATCTTGTCAAAGCCTATCGGGTATGGTGAGCCCGACATGAAAATATTACCCTTTTGGGACTCAAAAAGCTCCATCTGCAACTGAGCGATGCGTTTGTCTCTATCTGCAATGCCATCGTTTCGTTGCTGCTCAAGAGTCGATACTTGAGCGTTCATCTTCGAAATCTGGGCCAAAAGCTCCAGATTCTTATTTTCAACAGCCTTTTTCTCGGTCTCTTTTTTTTCCAGCTCTTCAGATTTCAACTGAAGTGAATGCTTCTCAGAGGCGACCATCGTGGGCACAATCCAAGTAAATGTAAGACCTGTGCAAACGGTGAGTGTCCCTATGGCACTCGCTGCGGAGATAGCTAAAGGATGGTCTAATATAGATGCCACAAGGGTTCCCGCCGAGATTAGGTAGAATCAGATCATAGACCACACACCTGTTTAACGGGAAGTGGCGGGAGAGTTCCCTCCCCCGCCATATCTATCAACGCAGATTGATCCACCCAGCCGACTCCTGGGGGCCGGTGAACTGCTCCGCGAACTTGCGAAGCTCTTCGTCCCTCAGGGCCTCCCGGTGTTCCTCGTCAGCTGCCTCGTCATCGCTCGCCATGCTCTCGACCCAGTAGGCCACGGCCATAGCCAGGGCGTCTAGGCGGTCGTCATGGGCAAGTGCGCCACGTTCCCGCGTGAGGCGGGTCAGCTGGTAGAATAGCTGGCGCTTGCCGTCCGCCTTGTTGTCCTCAAGGATGACCTTCTTGTCCACGATCAGGCGGTGCTGGGTCAGGACCGGCTCAAGCACGTCGATGATACGCATTTCCTTCTGACCCTTCGACTTGACCTCTTCAATGAGGCAAGGATGGATGCGGGCCAGGATGGGCTTGAACAGCTGCGTGAACATGCCGTCACCGAAGTTGGCTTCGGAGATGATGTGGTTGACGCCATGCAGCTTCGCCAGCGCGGCCAGTGCCCTCAGCGTGTTCTCGCTATAGCCGTCCTCAAAGCCACCCGAAGCGACCAGATAAAGGTTGCCGTGAAGTATCTTGACGATGGCACAGCTGGTCTCGTCCTTGCCCCGGCCCGAGGGGTCGATAGCCATGACGCAGCCGGTGTACTCCGTCATCTCCTGAGCGACCCACATGGGGCCGTAGTAGCGGTCTCCTGAGAGGCCGACTGACGGGGTGTCCTCCAATAGTTTCTCAGAGGAATTGCACCACACGAGCTTCGTGGGGGCCATGCGCGGGTCGAGCGCCAGGACGATTAGATCGGCCAGCTTCAGCGGGTACTTGTTGGCATCGCTGAGCGACGTGTCCAGCATGAACTGAAGGGCGAAGCCAGAGCGGCCATACTCGCCTTCGGAGTCGGTCAGGTTGAGGTCATTGAAGCGCGGGGAAACGGGAGTGCCAGGTTTCGCACCCTTGGCAATCTTGTCGAGGATGAACGGCGCAAGCCTGCCCTTGTACTTCTCGACGTTGGCCGGAATGCGCGCAGTCCAGACGCGGATGGTATAGCCGCGCTCAGGCAGAGTGTTGTAAATCGACATCTCACTCTGGGGAGTGCCCAGGTAGGTGATATAGCCGGTCTCAGGCTTCGACACGGCCTTGAACTCCTTGATGGCTTCCAAGAGGAAGTCACGAGCGGCCTGGGTCATGGAGTTGTTCAGGGACTCGATATCGTCAGCGATAATCTCGTCAGCGCGGGAGCCGGTGATCTGGCCGGTGATGCCGACCGACTTGACGCTTGGGTCCTTCGACGGGCGCGCGGGGCCAACGTCGAACATGATAACGGAGTCCAGCTGGCCCGGTCGGGGCCGCAGGTGGTGCAGTATTGGCATCTCGTCAATGAGACGCTTCACGAACCGTGAGAGTGCGTCAGCGGCGACCTTAGAGGCCGATACCGCCATGATCTTCCAATCGGGGTTGCAGAGCAGACGCCACGCCATAAACGCGCCGTAGACCCAGCTTTTACCCACCCCACGGAAGGCCATAATCATCTTCTTCTTGGGGCCGTGCTGGAGGAAGTGAGCAATGTCGTACTGCTCAGGCGTGGGGTCAGGGAGGCCGAGATGTTTCCAGCAGAGATAAAGGAAGTTGCGGAAGTCGGCCTTGATGGGGTCGTCAGCGACCGGCGTGAGCGCAGTCGTGGAAAGCATTTCAGTCATGGGTTAAACCCGCCATAGGATGGGTGAGGACGCGCGAAAGCGCACCGCCCGGTGTGTCAGTACCGGACGGCGTTAAGGGCTCTCAGCGGGCCGCTATGGGCCTAGTGAGTGGGGCCGTATTCGTCAGTCTGCGTGGGGAAAGGAAGATCAACCCTGCGGCCCATCTCTTCCAAGTTGCTGTTGGTGCCCGGTGCGGACTGAATGTTGTTGTCCTTCAGGAACTGCCGGATGGCGTTCAGGGTCGAGGCATCGGGGCTAACCCGAACAACCTCGCCAGTTTCCTTGTCCTCGACCGCTTTACCGTTTTCGAGGATTTCTTTGAACTGAACCGCCAGGGCTTGATGAAGGGCGCTGAGCGCGTCGTCAGTGGCTCTCTTGCTCATTTGAATATCCAGCTTCTGATTTCGTTGGAGAACGTGCCGAGTGTCGCGGCTATCAAAACCCAGCCCCAGCGAATGGAGGTCACCATGCCGGTGCCTTGTGCCTTAAGCTTTTCGAGGTTCGTGATGCGCGTGTCGTGATCGTCCAGGCGCTTACTCATGCCGCCGTGCTGGGAGAGCAAGGTATCAACCTTACCCTCCAGCCGACCAAACATGAGATAGAAGTTCTTGTCGTCTTCCATGTCTCATCTGTCGTTTGGGTTAGAGTGAAGCGGCCCAGAGCCAGAGGACGTCCAGCTGCTCGCTGGGGATGTTGAGCAGCGCCGCCATGTCATCCATGGCCGGGTGGGTCCGTTCGAAAGTAGTGGCTTCCGTCAGTTCGATGCGGAACGTAACCGCGTCTGAAGCGCTCATGCTGAGGGTCGCCTGAGCCAGTACCATATCTTTCGAGATGTTGATCGAGGCGGCAGCGAGCCAGAGTTGCCGAGGGGTCAGGCGTGGGAAGCTCTTTCGCTGTTCCTCAAGGGTCGGCGGCGGCGCATAGGCAAGCTGCCCACCCTCGTAGATCATACCGGACTGAATTTCGCCGTGGGTCGCGTCGATACCCAGGACGGCCTTATTGTCGGGAACGAGGCGTGACGGGTCATAATCCACGTGTGTAACGACGCCACGCGAGGTCGAGCCCTCGTCCATTTGAACGAGAGCGAACGTGCCGTAGATTGCACTGACGAAGTTGCCCTGTTCATCCCAGCTGGTCAGTGCAGCGCGAGTGTCGTACCAGTCGTGACCGTCCTCGTTTTCATAGAAGATAATGCCGGTGGCATTCTTGGGCTTGAAGAGGCCGAAGTTTGTGATTTCCATTAAGAGCCTCCGAAGGTTACCCAGCCACGAACAGGGTCGTATGCCTGTAAGTAGTGGTAATACATGGTTGGATTGTTCTGGGTGCCTGCCATGTTCATGCCTGTGAAGACCGCACCGGCTGGGCACATCTGAAGACCGTTGTCCGGTATCGAGAACGAACCGGGGCTGACCTTGCGGAACGAGAGGTTCGCCACGCGGTCGTTCGCATAAGCCAGGGCGCGCGCCTCGATGCGAGCGTTGAGGTCGCCCAGCTGCGAAGTCCAGAGAGCCCCAGTGTCATCCACACGCATCGCCCAGCCACCACTAGAACCCAAGAAGCCAATGTAGCCGGTGTTGTGGTGGATAGAGCGGGTCTGGTTCTGGTCGGTGTCGAACAGGCGGATGTAGTTGGCGGTGCCATTCAGCTGGATATCGCCAGTAATCGTCCCGCCAGTCTTGTCGAACTTCCCCGCAATGGTCGTGTCGCGGGTGGCTAGCGCGGCGTCAACCTGCGTCTTGCTGTAGTAGTTCGTGGTGATCTGCGTCTGCGTGAAGAAGCGGGCATCAGTCTCCGTCTTGGTGAAGTAGCTCGACGGGTCGAACAGCGCAGCGTCGGTGGCAGACTGAGCGGCGGCAGCGGCGGAAGCAGCAGCAGCCACCCTATCGAGCCCGGTCTGAACTCGGTCGGCAGCGGTAGCGGCCTTATCAAGGGCTGTCTGGTCCTTGTTCGCGGTCGAGACGGTCTTTGCAGTCTCAGCCTGGGCTACCGCAGCAAGCACGATATCACGCGCCGTGTAGGTGTTGTCACGCGCAGTATAGGTGTTAGCCTGGGCCGTCTGAGTGTCAGTCTTCGCGATGATTGCCGCATCCCTCGCGGCGCGCGCTTCAGCGACGTTCGAGTTCACGTCAGCGATGACCCAGCGCTTCGTCACCACGTCCGTATCGTTGATAGGGTCGCCTACCTGCCCGATACGTCGCGTGAGCGCGGAATACGAACCGTCCGACATGAGCGACAGCGTACCGCCTGCCATGTCGAAGGCTTCCTGGGCGATGTAGAAGACCTGAAGCGTCGAGGTGTCGAGGTCCGTTTCAGTCAGCGTCGAGCCATCCTGAAAGTCCACGAGGGCTTCAGTCTTCGGTGTCGAGCGGCGAAGCTCAACAATGGCGTTGATGACGGGTGCCGTATCGAGACGGAGAACCGTGGCGCTGGTGAAGCTGAAGGCGGTCGTGGGAACGCCGTTAATGGAGACGGAGATATGCGACCGGGCCAAATAGCCGAAGGTGATCACAAAGTCCCTGTTCGACCCGTTGCCGAGGTACTGTTGAAATGAAAGAGCCATGTGGCCTCCACTGGAATAGGAAAGGCCCCCGCAGGGTTGCTACAGGGGCCGGTTAGGTCGGGCGCTATGGGAGTTAGCGGGTAGGTTTGGGGTCGCGTTCAGGCAGGCCGCGAATGGTCGCGTTAGCGAACCAAAGCATCGGCAGGGTGTTCTGGAATGGCAGGGTTCCGAACATGGCCCTAGCGTCCTTCTGAGAGAACGGGTCTCCGTGGACTGTGCCAGCAACCCCGCGAACGGAGTTCATGGCGTTGTCGAGCATCCCCAATGCGGGGAACGACGTGAGACCCTGAGAGGGCTGGCCGGTGACGCGACTGTCAAATAGCGGGTCCATCCCAGCGAGATAGGCCATGTTGTCAGCCATTGCTGGAAACACCGAGTAGAACCCGGCGCGCTGGAATGCCGATGCGGCCAGCTTCGTGGGAGACAGCCGGTAATCAAGGAACTTATCCCGGTCGCTCCTGCCAATGGACTGAAGGTGCGTCTGGGCGACGTAAGACAATGCCCCGAAGAACATCGTACCCAGGATCATGGACATACTTTCCCAGTCCCGCATGTGGATGTTATGCAGGGTGTTCTTGGTCCAGGCCCCCAGCATGAAGCCACGGAACTGGAAGAACAGCTTGCCGAGCGTGTGGCCCAGCATCGTGTTCGTCTGCCCCAAGTCGTTCTCCTGAATGACCTTTCGTGTCCACCTGAAGATGGCGTGTTCGAAAGCTCCACGGACCTCAGGGTTCCACTTCTCAAGGTTCAACCGCATTAGCTTCCCGCCTTCGCGTTCGCTGCTGGTCTCGCCCATGTGCTTGCGGATTTCCCCGAATATCTTGTCCTGCATCTCGTCGCTGAGACCCAGCACACGCATGCGCTTGCGGTTCACGCGGGCACCTTCTTCACTCATGTCAATGAACTTCTGAAGGACACCCTTGGACGCCCAGCGCTGGAGGTAGGCGTTGATCGGGGCCATACCGCTCACCATCGTCATTGTCCGTGCACCCCGACTGAATGCCCCTTCAGCCTTCAGCATTGCCGAAGACTTTCCAGTGTGTGTGATCGGTGCGCCGAAGTCGTCAGTCACGATATGCCCGATGCCCCTTAGGGTGTCGGTTCCTGCCGTGCTGATCCACTCCAGAGCTTCCGCGTCAGCGTCAGCGAGCTTGCCGGTCTTCGCATCGCGCATGAAGGTACGCAGCGAAGGGATTGACTTGATTGCAGTCTTGAGACCAAGCGAGCCTGTGATCATCCCGATTTCAGCGACCTGGGCGAAGCCGACCTGTCCCATGACCCTGAGGAAGTTGTAGTCGCGGATCATGCGGACGGCGGACGCCATGTTGGACTGGTCGAACTTCGACGGTGTGCCGGTTATGCCATCATAGAGGAACTGAAGGCGGTCAACGTCGGCATCTACGCTCTCGCGCATCCCCTTCGTAGCCCCTTCACTGGACGCTACAGCGCGCACCTGCTTGATGACCTTCTCCCAATCCGAGCGACTATGAACGCCGTCGATCAGGTAGCGAGGGTTTACGTCTTCCTCGCCCGGTCGCCAGTTCGGGTTTTCGACGCGCAGCCGGGACATCGCCACGGCCCCGCTCATCTGCCGGTTATAGCTTTCGAACAGGTGCTGAACGTCATCGTGGAAGAGTTCCGCAATGCGGACTTCACGAGGCCCGTTAGCGGTTTCGAGCGTCATCTTGAAGTTCTCGTCCAGCAGCTGGCGGCGCTTGCCACGAGCAGGACCGGCCTTGTCCGCGTCACGTGCTTCCATGCCGCCCATGACGAACTTGATGTCATCCGGGTCGAGCCCAGCATTCTCTAGGTTCATCCGCATCTCATCCATGTCGAGAGACGAGAAGATGCGGGAAGCGGATTGCTCCTGCCCAGCCTCAACCTGCTCAAGGCGCTTGATGTAGCCCTTGGCAATCTTGTCCGCCTTCACCTTATCAATG